AAGCAAGAACCAAAAACAATATGAAGGTATATTTGAAAGCGTAGATAAGAAGATGCGACAAGTTGCCTGAAAGGAGAAGTAAAATGAGAAAATGGATTAACGCAAGAATTGGCGAAAGAACTAGTTGGGATGGAGCAGTGCTTATTGGCGCTGGCGTAGCATTTTTAATTTTTGCACCAATCGCTGATATCGTAGCATATGGTGCGATTGCATACGGTGCTTGGACAATATTCAAAGGAGAATAAAGATGGCAAAAGAGAATTGGGGAAACTGCATTTCTAAAGTTCTCATTCATGAGGGTGGTTATGTAAATCATCCAAAAGACCCTGGTGGTATCACGAATATGGGTGTCACCAAGAGAGTTTATGAAGAGTGGGTTGGTCACGAAGTATCTGAACAAGATATGAAAGACTTAACAGAAGATGATGTAAGACCAATCTATAAGAAAAACTATTGGGATAGAATTAAGGGAGACAAACTTCCTGATGGTCTAGACTTGTGTGTTTTTGACTTTGGAGTAAATGCAGGTACAGGTCGTGCCGCAAAATATTTGCAGAAGATGATTGGTACTACTGCAGACGGTGGGATAGGACCCAATACTCTGAAAGCACTGAAATCATATGTGAAAGAAAATGGTCTAGTAGAAACTATCAAGAAGTATCAATCAAATCGTCAAGACTACTATGAAAGTCTGAGTACATTTGATACTTTCGGTAGAGGTTGGACAAATCGTAATAACGATACAACTGAATACGCAATAGAACTCGCCGAGAGTGATGATGATGAAAATACTAGAGAAGCAGATAGAAATTCTATAAAGACTTGACAATTACATTATAGTGTGTTATATTCACACTAGAGGATGAAAAAGTGAAATATACACACATTGAAGAAATTGATTATAATAGTAGTCTACCAGAATTAACAACTGAGCAAAACGACAACCTAAGACTGTACGTTACACCAGATGGTCAAAAATATCCATCAGTTACTACAGTCTTAGGTTGGCACACTCGTAAAGGTATTATGGAGTGGCGCAAGCGAGTAGGTGATGAAGCGGCGAACAAGATATCTCGCCAAGCATCATCAAGAGGTACAAGATTTCATTATCAGTGCGAAGACTATCTCAACAATAAAGAACCTAAGATTGAGGGTCCTGGTGAGATGTCTATGTTCAGTAGTATTAAACCTTTCTTACATCGTATAGACAATATACACTTTCAAGAAAAAACTATGTACTCAAAGTTTCTACAAACTGCAGGTCGTGTGGATTGCGTTGCTGAGTTTGATAATCGTTTGTCTATTATCGATTTCAAGACATCAAGTAAACCTAAAAAAGAAGAGTACATCAGCAATTACTTCATGCAAGGTGCGGCGTATGCAGTTATGTTCGAAGAGAGAACTGCAAAACCTATTGACCAGATTTGTATCTTGATTGCAGTTGAGGGTGATGAAGCACAACTATTCAAAGTTAAGAGAGATGATTACATAGAACAATATCGAAGTGTCAGAGATGCATGGCGAGATGCTCATGGATATTGACAACATTCAACTCTTTTCCTCAAACTTATATAAATACTTTTTACCGACATCACTTGTTGATGATTGTAAAGAAGAATTAGTAGAGTATGCTAAAAATAATAAAAGTGGAATTCAACAATACTTTACCACTTACAATACTTTTTTAGAAACTGTTGATAGTATAGGTCCTTCTTGTAAATTAATTAGTGACAGTGTTGTTAGAGTTGCAACAATATTGTCAGAACGCCGAGTAAGAGTGGAGAATAGTTTCTTTAACTATGTACCTAAAGGTAATGTTCACTCAAAGCACAATCATGGCGGTAAAGAAATGATATGTGCTATTGTTTACTTTGATACTATTGGTCAAACAAATTTTTATGATCCTAGACCTCAAGTATTCAATTGGCAACCTCATGTCGAAGTTGCTGAAAAAGGCAAAGTAGTTTTCTTTCCTGGTTGGTTAGAACATGATATGCCTGCTCATTATGAAGATGAGTTTAGAATTACAATGCCTTTTAATATGCTCATACAGTGAGCAAAGGAAAGTAAAATGAAAAATGTAGTATATGTAATAGTGCTAATTTGGTCTATATCATTTTTAGCAGGTTTTGCTAGTGCAGAACCAAAAGACTTACCTGAAGTAGAACCAGAACCTAGTGTATTTCAATCTAGCAAAACTGTTACTTGTACTTCCGATGAATATGATGTGGTTAAGAAAAATTTTCAACAGTCTCATGGTGAAATTGGTATAATGAGATACGTCAGTGATATTCAAACTGGAATTGAAATAATTGGTAATGTCGATACTGGAACTATTACTATTTTAGAATTCATACCTCCGAATAAAATTACTTGCTTCATCTCTATGGGTAAAGGTTTAGAAATTAATAGTTTACTTTTTAAAAAAGCAGAAACCGGTATACGAACTTCCTATTAAGTGATAGTAACAAAAAATATTGCTTGAGAAATAAATATTTGATATGGCAGAAAGGAGACTAGTATGCCACCTCGTAATCATAAGCAGTGGTCATCAGCACCACGAATAGAAGCAATTAGTAGTAGAGCATATAATAACTACGAAGTATACAAACAAGAACAAGAACTAATATTCAGTAAAGTCTGGGTACCGATGTGTCACATCTCTGAGATGTATGAGACAGGTGAGTTTCGCACTACGCAAATAGCAGGTGTGAATGTAATTGCAGTGAATGACCATGATGGTGTTAGAGCATTCAGAGACCATTCTATTGAGCAAGTCTCTGGTTGTTTATCTTGTCCTTACGAAGGTAATGAGATATATTGTGAAGTCAAGCATGGGGGTATGGTTTGGGTAACACTTAACCCTAACCCCACACAGTCAGTAGAAGAATGGACTGCAGGTGCATTTGATTGTATTGCAGACGCAATTGACACAGAAGAAATGGAAGTCTTTCACTATCACAAAGCAGTGATAGATACAAACTACAAACTGTGGCATGACACAAACAGTGAATTCTATCACGACTTCATGCATTACTTTAATAGAGTGTCAGGATTCAATGATGAATATTTCGCTAGAAAAAATATTCCTTTTGATAACGGTCATGTTAATGTTAGTAGTTTTACTGTTAATTACGAAGAGTATGACGGATTTGAAGATAGAGGGAATTTATCTTTTCCCAATCTGCCGCCCAACCAGTGGTACATGGTCGACCTCTTTCCAGGATTCAACTTTAACCTCCGTGGGAGTGCATATCGTTCAGACACAGTAACACCACTTGGTCCGAATAAAGTATTGATTGAGTTTCGTGGATATGGATTAAGAAAAGATACACCAGAAGAAAGACAAACTCGTATCAAGCATCACAATAGTATATGGGGACCTTTCGGTAGAAACTTGCACGAAGACCTTATTGGTGTAGCAGGTCAAGGCACAACAATGCGTGAAGGTACAGAAACAAGAAACATTCTACATGGAAGACATGAGAATGGAACTATACATGATGAAGTAGGTATGAGACACTACTATACTGAATGGGGTAAATATCTAGATATCGACCCATATGTTCTTGACAAAGTTGCTTGAATGTAGTATAAATAGAATTGAATTTGATGACACATGTTGGAGGATTGTAGGACGTGGGGGCAGTACCCACCGCCTCCACCAAAAGCACACTGGATGGTGTTTGTATCAAGACCGTCAGTGGAACAATACAATCCCAGTGTGCTTTTGATGGGGGCGAAATAGGTTCGACTGCATTAAGAAGGCATGAAGAGAATTCAAAAACATAAATGCAAACGATAACATTGCATATGAAGATGTTCGCCTAGCGGCATAATCTTCTGGGTGTTGTGGGGACGCCTGGAAACAGAAGAAGCAATTGCTTCACCCTACATTACACACATACACACAAGGAGAAATAGTATGAGTAATCCATTCGACTTACGCTTTAGTATGATACAAAGCGCCAGAGAGTTGCTCACAGAGCAATATCACACTGATATCAATAATGTTAAAGAGAAATACTATGCAGACAAAGAAGCAGGACTAGATGTTCAGTTTCCAGAAATGCCGCCATTTCCGACATTCGAAGATATCAGCAAACTAGCAAATGAGATGAATTCTTTCGTTTCACAACGCTAATGGTAAAAGTGTAAAGTCAAGGGAGAAATCCCTTGACTTCTTTATTATAATAATGTATATTAGTCTAATGATTAAATATCTCGCACCTTTTTTATTACTTGCATCTAGCGCATTAGCAGATGATGTAAAACTACCAAGCACTAATTCAAAAGTATGTCTTGCTAATAACATATATCATGAAGCAAAGTCACAATCTACTGCAGGTCAAATAGCAGTTGGTCTTGTAGTTATCAATCGTGTTCGTGATAGTAGATTTCCTGATACGATTTGTGAAGTTGTATACCAAGCAGAATATTCAACTTGGTGGAAAGAAGAAAAAGGTAAAGATATACCTAGAAGGCACAGATGTCAGTTCTCCTGGTTCTGTGACGGTAAACCAGAAATCATACATGACACAGAAGCATATGAAAGAATTTTGAGACTTGTTAATAGAATATTAACAAACAGATACGCTGGCATGATTGAAGGTGCTACACACTATCATGCAGATTATGTCAATCCAGATTGGAACAAAGAAAAAACAAGAATTGGACAAATCGATGACCATATTTTTTATAGGTGGGACTAATGAATCCTGAACCAATGACACCAAAAAGATTTAGTAAAATTATTGAAGATATTGTACTAGATAAAGCAATCACGCATATGGATGCTATTCTTCTATATTGTGATGAGCATGAACTTGAACCAGAAGATGTGAAGAAGTTTGTGAGTAAAACACTTAAAGATAAAGTCACTGTCAATGCACAAGACTTACATTATTTACCTAAGACTACTGCGGAGTTGCCGGTATGATTTTAAAATATTGTTATTCAACTACAAAACCTGTTTTTACTTTACCTGAAGTTGATAAAATTATTCAGATGGGCGAAGTGAATTTAGAAGATGCTAAGATAGATGGAACTGAAGCGGCAATACAGGGACACAGAAATAGTTCTATATCTTGGTTCAAAAGAAATTCTGATACTGAATTCATTTATAAACCTTTACTTAAAATGATATATCTGGAGAATGTAAATAATAATTGGAACTTTGATTATGATGCAATCGAAGATTTACAATTTACAACTTATGGTCCTGAACAACATTACAATTGGCACGCCGACCAGAGAAGTGTGCCGTATACTGATACTGACAAGTATCTACAAGGTAAGATTAGAAAGATTAGTTTCTCTGTGTTACTTAATCATGATTATGAGGGTGGTGAGTTTGAATTTGAATTAGGACTACCACATGAAGAGAATAGAACTGAATTGTGTCAAGTAAAGACAGGAGAAGCAATTGTTTTTCCATCATTTACTTATCATAGGGTTCGACCAGTCACAAAAGGTAAGAGATATAGTTTAGTAGGATAGATATGCGGCAAACCTTACAGATGAATGAATTCGATGCTTTCAATGTGTATCTTGCTTTTAAGTTACACTTCACAACAGATAGATATGATATAACAAAGACTAGAGGCGCAGTCAAGACAAAAGATGAAACTTTTTATAAAAGGTCTGACCAGTTTAATTTTAAGAAACTTGCAGAAGAGTTTAGTGAAGATGAACTACCTAAGTTTTTAATTGCTAATCATGTTGATGGTAATCGATGGGGTGGTGCTTTCATTTATGAAGAAGCATTACAAGTATATAATAAATGGAAAGGTCGCTTACAGAGTTTAACTAAAAACTTGCATGATGACCTTGATGAGATTTGTTCAGAACTTGATGAAGAGAATATCAATAAGTTCGACAAATGCTTTGTAGTTAAAGATGAGCAACATCCTCTTCTACTACAAATGTATAGTCGTGGAGATGTAACAATCGAAACGATGTTGATACTAGATGCTATTAACAACTATTTGACATATTGGGATAAGACGCTCGGTGATGATTTCTTCTGGAAAGAAGAACGGCGAAAGTTAATTAAATACCGACCTTTTCTTGATTTTGATGTTGACAAATACAAGGCAATAGTGTATAGTAAGCAACAGAAATATGATGAAAGTCGTATAAATAGTAGCATATGATGAATATGTGGATAAGATAAACTTATACAACGCAATATAACGTACATACGAGGTAATACAAATGACAAATTTTGCACAACTAAAAAAGTCTAACGACAACCTATCCCGCCTACTTTCAGAAGTAGATAAAGTAAACAAACCCCAACAGTCAAACAACAGCAATCAAGATGAACGCTTCTGGCGTCCAGAACTTGATAAGTCTGGTAATGGTTATGCTGTAATTCGTTTTCTTCCTCAAAGTGAAGGTGAAGAACTTCCTTGGGTTCGTGTTTTCAATCACGGGTTTCAAGGTCCTACTGGTAAGTGGTATATTGAAAACTCACTCACTACCCTCAATCAGAAAGACCCTGTAGCAGAGTATAACTCTATTCTGTGGAACTCTGGCACTGAAGCAAACAAAGATATTGCACGAAAGCAGAAGCGTAGACTTTCGTATATCGCTAATGTCTTAGTAGTCTCTGACCCAAAGCATCCTGAGAATGAAGGTCAAGTCAAACTGTTTAAGTTTGGTAAAAAAATCTTTGATAAGATTATGGATCACATGAAACCACAGTTCGAAGATGAAACACCTGTCAACCCATTTGATCCTTGGGCAGGTTGTAACTTCAAACTCAAAATTCGTAAAGTAGAAGGTTTTACTAACTACGATAAATCTGAGTTTGATAGTGCGTCACCTTTGTTTGAAGGTAATGATGAGAAGATTGAAAGTCTATGGAAGTCTCAATACAAACTGCAAGAGTTTGTTGCGCCTTCTAACTTTAAATCTTATGACGAATTGAAAGCAAAACTAGATTTGGTACTGAACTTGAATTCAGCACCAGAGACTTTTGCACCAAATGCGCCAGCACCTGTTGCAGAAGAAAGCGCACCTTGGGTGGCAGAAGAGAAATCTACACCACAAGTTGCAACAACTTCTAATGTTGATGATGATGAAGATGATGAAGCAATGTCATACTTCAGCAAACTCGCCGCTGACGATTAAGACAACTATAGGAGAACAAGGAAGTTATTCCTCTATGCGGTATGCGCCTTATACTAGTTTGGTCTACATGCGCTTGCTGTAGGTACTTCATAAAAAATTAACAGTGAAAGTAAGGGTTATCAGCAATGGTAACCCTTTTTCTTTTATAAATATTATTGAGAGAGTGACACATATCATTAAATAGCAACAATTGATTTATATTCTTCTTTTTTAGCAAATGAGGAATCAATATGCTTGCAGAATTAGCAATTGCCACAGCGGCATTTAAAACCGTCAAAGAATTTGTCCAAGAAGGTAGAGAACTTCATCAGATGGGTGAGGGACTTCTAAATTATTTTGACGCCAAAAGTAAATTACAGATTGAAGTAAATAAGAGTTCAAAGTCTGATAAGTCGGACCTTGAAGAATTTATGGCACTTGAACAAATTAAGGCACAAGAAGATGAGTTGCGCGAACTTATGATTTATACGGGACGCGCTGGTATATGGCAAGATTGGAGCAAGTTTCAAGCAGAAGCGGCACGAAGAAGAGAAGAACAAAAGAAAGAAGCATTGCGAATAAAAGCACAGCGAGAACAAAAAATGTATGAATATTTTGAAATGGCAATCGCGGGAGTGCTAATCATAGGTTCTATCGTTGGCCTAGGGTTTGCATATTATTATATTAAAATGTACAGTTAATGGTCATAGATATGTACACCGTCTTGAATTTTGACAGGTTTACAGTAAGCAGTAACCCTATCTTTAGGGTCCACATAAGCACCGTATGAGTAATTACCAAACTGTTGTGGGATTCTTTTTGCATACCAAAGACAAGTAGATATGCTTCTAAAATACATAGGGTCTGGTTGAACTTGTCTAAACTCTCCTGTTCCGATAACAACCATCAACATGAAAGCGTGTATCATTAGAAGGCGCCGAGCATCAATTCATTTTTAGCAGAAGTGTGATGCTGAGTACGAGAAGCAAGATTTGTTGTACTCTGGTTATTCACAGTGCTTGGTGATACGTTTGACTGAATGACAGTAGGTGCTTCAGACGAACCAGAATTAGCATTTGCTTCTGCTTGTGCTTGTTGCAAGTCTTGTCCTGATTGTCTAGTTGGAATGAGATTAGCAGAGGTATTGTTCATCTCTGCTCTCATAGTTCTAGCACCATTAATTCTATCAATTTCATCATTAGTGTAGAGATATGTAGGAACTTCAACACCATCAACTGTTGTAGGGATACCTGCTTCAAATGTCGCAGTCCTTGCAGTACCCATACCCAATGCCTTTGCAAGTTGTTTTGCTCTTAACTTCTTTTCTCTAGAATTGTATGGTAATGTTAAATCGCCTGTATCTACAATCGTTGTATCTGTGCTTCCTGTAATTCCTGCACCTGTATCAGCAGGAACAGCAGTCTGTGCTACACTACTACTTACACTAGCACTTGCACCACCTAATGCTTCACGAAGAGATTGAATTCTTGCTACTGCCGCTTCATAATCAATGTCTGGAGATGCTAGACCTTTAATTTCTGTTCCTGAACTGAAGAAACCTTCTCCAACTGTTCCGCCTTGAATTGCAAGTTCAAGTGCAGGTATTGAGTTCATCA